TGATGCTGATGTTATACCTTAACCCAACTAGTTGTAGCTTCATCCCAATTATATTTATTGTCATCAATTGGCATTGCAACAGGTGGATTCCATAAACAGGTTTGTTCATTTAATGACCAACTTGGATAGGGTTTAGGGGGAATAAAAGCATCTCTAATTGGATCCCATGTATATCCAATACCAGCATAATTTTTTCTATGAGGTGTGCCACCTGTTCTATGCACTCCTCCACTGGTATTATAACTGGTTCTGCGACAAATCATACCAAGACGAAATTCAGCATAATGCTGTTCCCAATCTAGTGTAGTGTCAGTTTCATCTTTACCTACGATAACTTCAGTTACAATATTTTGACCATTAATAAATGCATAGTGTGCCATTAGTAATTCCTTTTATATAGATTATATTTATATACTAGATAGTAAAATAAAAAAAAGGCCCTTGCGAGCCTTAACCTTCCCATCCCAGTGAGATATTGTATTTATGCTATTCAATCATAATGTATTGGTAATCCACTGGGAACCATAACGATACTCCCATCTTTCAATGTAACTTGATATTCTTGTTGATCCGCACTTAAACATACTCTTGTATACTCAAGTATACCTGCTTTCTTCATTGTTTCTCTAAGTTGATCATTACGCATTTTTTCATATTGTCTTGAGTTCATGGTGTTTCCTTTGTTTTGCGTTTCTTTCCGCCTAACATCCAGCCGCTAGTTAGATAGTGTTGTAAGGTATCTTGTTTCACTTTCTTTTCTATGCCGTCTTTGTTGATGCTTATGTTACCTTTGACTGCGTTGGCTACATTTGCACCATGTGTTTTGACTTTAGGTATACCTTTTTGTGTCAATGACCGTTTTAATTTTTCTTCTTCACTCATTGGTCCTTTTAATTTACCTTTAAGTGCTAAGCTTTTATTACGGCAAGTTTCTTCGCTTTGTTTTCTTCCTAACATTTTTTCTACTCTTTTTCGTTGACCTTCTGATTGTTTGATAGGATCGATGTTTCTAGTTCTTGCGGCTTTTCTTAGATTTTCTCTATGCTCATCTGTTATCTCTACCCCACCTTTATTCCAAGGTATAAGATTTTTAGATTTCATTAGTTTGGAATGATAATCCGCATGTTCTATGCGATATTTTTCATATATCCTAGCAGTCAAATCAGTATGGTATCTTTCTTGATGTTCGTTTTCTGCTCGCATTCCCATTAGTGCATATCGCATCTTGTGATAATTATCACCTTCAGTAATTTTTACTAATAACCAATGACATAAAAAGTGCTCACGGCAAGACAAATAAACTAAATTACTTTTATCATTACTACCGCCAAGAGATTGCGGGATAATATGATGGCGTTCTCTACCCCGAGTTTTTTTCCAGCCTCGTTGTTTTGCTTTTTCAATTGTTGAAAAATATACTTTGGAATAAAATTTATCTGTAAACATAATATTATTTATACACAATATCACGTTCTAATATTTTTAGATACAAAAAAGGGCGCCGAAGCGCCCTTTCCTGTTGAGAAACCACGTGAAGTGGTTCTCGTAAGTACTTGATTTCACTGAAAAGTTAAATTTTGTACAGCTATCTCTCCAACATAATCCGCGGCATTCCCGAAAGAACTTGCAGTATTTGTTAATTCTATGTAGCCATACCTTGTCATAAATGACACGACTGGTTCGAACGTTGTTGGATCAAGAACAACTCCAGAACTCATCAAAGGAATATATGGGCAATAGAACGCGGCTGCGTCTGTCTCGCTTGAACCTTTGTAGCCAACTAGAACAGGTTGTGTGTCAGGTGCATAAGAGTTAACAAATACACGCATAGCACCATTTAGAGTACCAACGAACTTAGTGTTTGTTGGAGCTTCAAATGTACCTTCTGTTGTGCGAGCAAACGCACTAGTTGTAGCAGACTGAAGAACTGTTAAAGAAGCTGGTGATACAACAGCCCAGTTACCAGCACCACGACGGGTACGTTGTGCGATCAAGTTAGCAACACGGTTGATAAGAACAGCTAGAGCAGCGTGTTCGTCACCAACGTATGTAGCTGTACCAGATACAGTAGCTTGGTTGAATGTAAACTCTGTAGAAGCAAGAGTTGCGAGTGACAAGAGGATTTCTTGGTCGATCTCAGCGGTGATCTCTTGTGCTAGAGCAGCCATGATTTCTGCTTCAACGTCAATACCATGTTGTGATTGAGCGTCTTGTGCAGCTTCGAATGTCCAACGTGCTTGTAACTTACGTGATTTAGCTTCAACAGCCTGTCTTAAGATTTGCACGGAAATTTGCTTACCGCCATTGCCTTCTAGAGCAGCGGTATCATTACCTGTATAGAAACTTGTTGAATCAGTTCCTAGTGGGGTACGTGAATAAGCCTGTGCAATTAAGAATGGGCTTAGTGCTTCTTGACCAGCTGTTACGCTTGTCTGAGCAGCACTAGAGTCTGCTAAATTGTTCGCATAACGAACACGTAGTGTATGGATCTGACCAACTGGGCCAGTCATTGGCTGAACACCAACCAACTCATTAGCGATAACAGTTGGCATAACACGACGGATAACTGGAAGAATCACACGGTTTAGAGTAGCGATATTACCAGCTGTAGTTGTACCTGCTGTAGATTCAGCAAGTAGTTGCTTTTTGGTGTTTTCTAAGATAACACCCATTGTTGAGCGGCGAGTGCCTTTTAAGCCTTCTAACAGGGCCTCTTTGGTCTCTCCCCAACGGCTTTCTAAGAGTACTTTTGACATTTTATTTTCTCCTAATCTATGTCTTAAAGCCCTGCCAGACGTTTGATCGCTATCACGTTGTCACGTTCTTCGACCTCAACCTCTACCTTGGCAGTTTTATCACCAGTTGCTTCTGTAATCATGGATTCTGCAAGCTTAGCTTTTGACTGAGCTTTTACAGCGCCATTATTAAGAACTGCTGGTAAATATTTGTCGAAAGTGGCCTTTAGCTTTGGTGTTTGGACACTTTCTAGTAAACTCGCCATTACCTGTGCCTTCTCTTTGTTCAATGGGGCAAGTAATTCGCTCATTGTTTTTTCACGCAGATTAGATTCACGAATAATACGAACTTCACGATCCTTTTGTTCAACTAATTGCTTAGTTGTTTTTATTTGGTTAATAGATTCAGCCAACTGTCTTTCTCTTTCAGTTAACCTAGCCACTAACTTACGAGTTTCAGACTTCTCATTTAGATGAGTAGTTGAAAATTCACTTGCAAATGCTTCAAATAGTCTACGCCCGAAATTATTTTCGCGGGCAGCCTTGATGTCTTCCTTAAGTTGTGTCATTTCACTTCTTAAGTGACCGGTAACGATTGTATTCAATCTTGTAGCACTTTCTTTGATAAACTTAGATTTCAGTGCTTCAAGTTGTTTACGACCTTCGGAAACCAATTTGACCTTAGCTTCAACAACAGCCTTTTTGTCTTGAGAGAATTCTTTAATTTCTCTTGCAAGAGCATGAACAACGAATTGTTCTAGCTTTTGTTGACTTTCTTTTTGCACTTGGCGATCACTACGCAATTCTTTGATTTCTTCGGCTAGTTTTGTAACCATGAAATCATTAAATTTTGTTGCACTTTCACGCAATTGTTGTTGTGCTCTTACACGGTCTTCGTTGATTGATTGTCTTTCTGAGTGAAATTCAGCGATTTCACCTTTAAGACTTTCTGTTACCATACGATCAAGGGCTTCAACCATCACGCTTCTGTCATGTTGATAACGTTGTGCAAACTCTTCTCTGAGTTCTGCACGAACTTGCTCACGGGCCTCGACTAACTTTGATTCCCAGGCTTCGTTTAATTCTTGGCCCACGTCTTCATTAATAAGTCCGCTCTCAAGTAATGGTTTTAATGCGTCTAACATTACTGATCCCCTTTTTATATTTTGAGATCCTTAATGAGGCGTTTAACTTCCTCCTTAAGAAATCTCTGTACCTTCTTGTCGCCCTTAGCATCTTTTGCAATTTCTAAAACTTTATGACCGTATTTCATATTCTGCATACCTTCATAAATTGCTTTAGGATAAGCATTTGGTGCACTTGGTTGAGCAACAATATCCACAGTGACTATTTCAAAGTCACTGACCTTGCCATCCATGTCGTTCACGTTACCGCTACCACGACTGGATACGCCGAGTTTCACACCACTCTCCAACATGGTCTTTACTAACTGACCCATGGGAGTTGGAAGAATCTTTAGTTTACCAAAACCATTTGCACCATCCATCCACATACTAGTAATCATATGTGATACACGATCCAAATTGATCTTGAGGTCATCTGGGTGATCTACTTCACCTAATACAGAATGACCTTCTGCCATTTGTTCATTAAGAGTTTGTACAGCATTTTCAATTTCAGCAACGGGGTAAATGCGCTCATTGGCATTTTTAACCCCGCCTTGAATGAAAATCCCTTTCATGTATAGAGACTTTCCGTTAGCATCATCTAACGACTCGACCACCATATTAGCGCGGTCGAATGTTAAATGTTCTTTGAGATAAGCCATTCTATTCTCTAATTATCTACGTTTACGTGATTCAGCTACTGGACTACGAGTACCTGTAGCAGCGTCTTTTGTAACTGCTTTAGGTGCGCTAGATAGATCCTGTGACTTCTGTCCTGGTACATTCTTGAATGAACCAGCACCCTTAACTTGGCCTTCGCCTTTTGTCAAGTAGTCATGTGGCTGTTTAGGACCAGTGGGATCTGATTCAGCATAACCAGAGAACTTAACAGGACGACTGGCCATTCCAGCTTGTCCAGAGTTAGCATCTACTGTGCTACGCTTTTGAACGCCGTTGTCACCATGGGT